CCTTTTTTTAGACGCAATGTTCAGTACCTTTATATTCACACCAAGTGCAAGCGTCTCGATTTTTTAATGCAACGCCTCTTTTTACTGAGGTAATCATATTACTAACAACTTTTAGAGATCGTTTGATAGGAACTTCCCCAAGAGAAACTGAAAATAACTCGCAATGATCGCCAGGTTTCGCTGACTTCTTAAGAAGCACAAAACCGCAACGGACGTCTTTCATAGGAATTGCCGGATTCTTTTGACACCAATAATTCTTATAGAGAGCCAATTGAGCTTTTACCATGTCATCGCTGCGCTTTTCGCGAAACCATCCGCGCGAGGTCGTTTTCCAGTCGAGAATCCAATAGATCGTCTCTCCTCGTTTACCTTTTGCCTTGATGACACCGTCGATGAAACCCTTGAAAGCATGCGGATGATTTTCAATCGCTTCATAAAGTTGATGCTCGGCGTCGAGGACTTCCCATTCAAGGAAAGTCTCATCTAAAAACCTTGGAACTTCTGAGAGAATTAGTGCAGCTTCTGACTTTGCTTTTGCAAGAGATGCTGGCGAAAAGTCTGGATTTCCTTCGTACTTCGCCCAGGCTTTCTCCATGTGCTCGAAAGCAATCTCGAGTTTCATCTCGCGAGTCAGTAGGTAGTGCTCGCATGACGCGTGGACAGCAGTACCAAAGTCTAGTATAGGAGATGGTTTCGAAAGATCAACTTTTTTGATATGAACTAAATTGTGACGATACGAACACTCTTTCCAGAGCTTAACTTCTGAAAATGAAACGTGCTGTTTTCCCGTCGGTAGTACCTCAAACGAGGATGTTACTTCTTGCATTGAAACATAGTAACACCCCCTAAGTCGTTAGTTCAAGTGTTGGGCTTTTCTGATTATTGCAGCGCTTCTTTTGTGGCTTTGGTTATGTCTATGCCAAAAGATTTGAAAACTTCTTTTGTGACAAGAAAAATTTTTACGTTTGGGTTTGATGCAAATACATGATCAAATTTTTCTTTTTGAATATCTTCAAAAAAAGCACCTTTAACATCTATATAAACATCCCACATTGGAACATAGAAATCTGGATAATAACTTTTTTCATTTCCTGCAGCATCGTAATATTTCAACCGGCCTTCATGAGATTTATACTCAATGCACAAAGAATCCATGTGACGGGCAAAAACTACTTCCCATGTTCCTTGAAGCTTGACTATTTCACCGTTTGGTTTAACGTGATCAAACCATTTGCAACGACCAACTGGCGAATGATTGTATTTTCCAGACGCCCAAGCATCTCTTGTGGTTTTTGAAGCTTTTTCTTTCCAAGAGGGATCAGAAGCAAATTTGTAGCTTCTAGTTTGTCCTTGTCTCTTGGCGACGTCAGGATTTTTCATTCCATTTTTGTCGCCTTTGTTTATTTCTCTTTCTACAGACGTTTCACTAATTTTTTTGGCCCATTCAGGATGAGACTCTTTTGTCCTGTATGCTTTTCCGTAAGCAGGATTTCCTTCACCTGCATAAGATTTGTTGACACATTCTCTTGTGCAATATTTTTGTTTTCTAAGCTTATATTGAACTTCAAAATTGCAATTGCAACCTTTGCATGTCAAGGTAACAGTTTTTGCCATGTTTGTAATTATAGGTCATGGTGGGCACTGTTTATCCTTTTTCATTTTTTTTGACAGAAACTGCTCGACCAACTAATTGTTCCCAATCTCTTTCAGGCCTAACTTCTAGATTTTTTTCCCATGCAGCTTTCATGATTTTTGCGTCGACTCCAAGGGCATTTGAAACATAAATCATTGCATTAATGTCCTTACAAAAACAGCTGCCTCCAAAACCTAAATGGCCGTCTGGACCTGGTACGTTCCAGTGACTGGGTCCTACTCTCACGTCGTGAGAAGCGTACTCAACCACTTTATCATAGTCAACGTTAAGACCTGCCTTATCGAGTGCTTCACAAACTTGAAGCATCTCGTTAGCAAAAGCGACCTTGACGGTCAAGAAATTATTCGTCAGGTATTTGACCATCTCGGCCGTGGTAGAAGAAGTCTTTATCATCTTCGCGTTAGGAAAAGCATTCCTAAAAATTTGCTTGACTGTATTAATCCATGGACGAGGTCCGCCCAAGACGATTCTATCCTGGTTCCTCATGTCATCCAGCGCAGTTCTCTCGGTCAAAAACTCTGGATTGAATACGACTCGGAGTCCTGTCGATTCGAACATCCTGTTCCATCTTTCTGTTGAACCAGGCGGAACCGTAGATTTGACGACTGCAATTCTTTCACCAGGTACCGCCGCCAATTCCTTCAACGCGCCTTCAACGATGCTAAGGTCAGCAGAGCCGTCTTCAAACATGGGTGTAGGAAGGCACACAAAATAAACCTTAGAAAACCCCGGTGTTCCACCTTCCTCATTATCTCCGATTAATTCTGCAATGGATCCAGGGTAGCCAGCGACAGGATCTCCGTGACAGGGAAGAGCGCCAACAGCGTACTTACCTGCCTTGTCATAAGCGTAGACGTCGAATCCTCGTTCTGCGAACACGGTTGCGAGTGAGCCACCGACGAAACCCTGACCAATTACCGCGATAGATTTGTTGTTCATGTCTCGTTCTTTGTAAGAACGTATTGATCGTACCACCTTCCATCAGGGCCAAAAATTCTTGTATACCCCCTGACGCAAAAGTTGGCTTCTAGCACCGATTTTGTGAAAGGCTTTTTTGTCTTTACGGTTCTAATACCTTTGTAATAAGCAACTTCTTCTCCTGTGTCCGGGTTAGGATCCAGATCTTCAAACCAAATTGTCTTTGTCTCTGTTGTCAAAAAGTCTTTAAATTCTTTTATTGACTTCTTGTGATCATTCATATAGCAACTACATCTGATAACAGTCATGATGTCAAAATTTTCTTTTCTTAGCTTTTCTCCGTAACCTTCTTCGTTAAGATCGAATACATGACAGAACTTATCGTCTTCGACAGCTGCGATGTCATAGTAATGACTTTCTAAATTTTTGTTAATAGACTCTGCAAATCTAGATACCCTATATGGACTTTGCAGACCGAGCCAGGCTACTTTCTTAGCCTCCCTAAACTCTCTTGCTAAGTTATCTAAAATATATCTTTCGTATTGAGGAAAGAGCCATGGATCTGATCCTCCCATTTTAATCTCCTTAACTTTAAACCTTGTAGTCTTGATATTCTTTAGACTTGGTCTTGTTGTTGCTGTGCATTCTGTATCGATAGACGGGAATTAATGTATCCCGTCTTGTCATACGTGTATACATCAAATCCTCTTTCAGATATACTTTTCATTTTTTATTTCACGTATAAATTTTATTTAATGCTCTTATATCAGGATGTTCATCTAATATTTTTACTATTTCTTGCGTAGTGCCATCTATTTTTTTCTTGTTTATCTCATCGAACCACCGACGAATCCTTGTCCAATTACGGCTATAGATTTTTTCACTTATTCCTCTTGTATGTTAAGATAAAATCTAAAGCTGACGATGTGAATTGTTTCGACAATAATTCTGCGTTCTCGACGACGCAATGTCCTCCGATTCCGTCTACGGGAGCCGACAACACGGGTCGTACTACATTTGATTTACCCAACGTAGTATAGCCTTCGTTGTATGTTCGATTATATGTCGTCATGACTTGATCGAAGTTCGCGCCGAATTTTTGGCAAGCCTTCTTGGCTTCACCGTGATAGGCGATGCATATTCCGTAGTAACTGGTGTCGAGTAATTTCGCCAACTCCGTAGTCTCGGAGTTGTCGCACTCTATAGTCTTGACGCCGAGCGAATTTAGATGCTCTATCGCAGTCCGCGAATCCTCCGGATTGGTAGCTCCGACGAACTTTGGAAACGTCAATATTCCTTCGTACAAATTCGGATGAACCCCTCTACATGGTGAATGAACGACCTTCGCTTGGGGTAATAATTGCTTCAAGCGCCTGATCGTCCCCACTGCCACCGTCGAATGGACAATGACCAACTTCGCGTTGGCAGATTGTGCTGCATTCTTGACCGTAGCTACAAAGTCGAAAGAATCATTATAGGGTATCGAAACGTTCAAAACGTCGAGATCGACGAAGGCCTCGTCTCTGCTCAGATCTTTGATCGAAGCATGAAAAGATTGCGGGTGAGGGCTATTGACATAAAGTTTGTGAATCGCTTGTCCAATCTCTCCGTATCCTAAAAATCCAATTTTCATTTCACACCTTGCATTCCTTATATTCGGAGGTTTTTGTTTTGTTGTTGTTGTGCATTCTATAACGATAGAAAGGAATCTTTAGGTGATGTATTCGATAATACTCTCCTAACCTCTTTCTCAACTCTTCCTCTTCTCTGTGTCTCATCGAGTCGTTGTAACCACCTGACTGTAGAAATAAGTCTTTTCGATACATGATTCCACAAGAGACGGGTTCCAATTCGGCATACTTTCTCGCTATCGTATTTTCATGATCGTCGACGAGACTGTAATCGCACGACACGCAGAAAGCGTCGTGATTAGATTCGAGATAAGTTTTCATGAAATAGCACATATCCGACGAAACATAATCGTCGGCGTCGACTCGAATGATGAATTGACCTCTCGCATTTTTTATACCGAGGTTAGCTGCCGCTGCGACGCCCGAATTTTGAGGAGTCGAAATTACTTTCACGTCTGGCTCGAATACTTTTACAGCCTCCAGCGAAGCGTCGGTAGAACAATCGTCGACAACAATGACTTCGTGATTGACGTTTTTCTGATTCAACGCGCTCCTGAGACAGCGTTGAATATAAGAACCGTAGTTATAGTTCGTGACAATTATTGAAACATCAGGTACGCTCATATATTCTTTCGACGGTGACTAGATTTTTATTCTCTTCGTAGAATGATAGAAAGTTAGGATTGACGAAACACGAGTTATTATAAATCGCCTCAAATTTTTGTTTTGATATTTCGGAATTTTTTTCCGATGATTCTAGGAACTTAGTTCTCAGTTCGTCGTCGTGAACAATGCTCGTGTGGTGCGATTCGTATACGTCGTGAGGATTAATCTCTCTGAGTCCATAGAGTTTAAGACGGTGAATGATGTCGTCGTCGTCGCCGCCCCAAGTAGGATTGTTTTCGTTGAATCCGCCGACCTCAAAGAAATCGAACTTGGAAACTATCATATTTCCATAATTCGTCTTGGACGAGACGCGGTGAGGACGTGTCTCGGTCGTCTCTTGGACCCTAGAGGAAAAGAAGTATTTTTCATTACGACTCAAAACCTGTAACCAGTGTCGATGATAGTCCATGCCAAGGAAGACGTCGGCGTCGGAAAACGACAAAAAATTTCCTCTACAAAAACGAGCTCCAAGGTTCTTCGCTTTTCCGCTATTGAATCTGATATCTTGTTCGACAGAGACTCTCTCGATGGCTTTAAGAGAATTAGAAAAAAGATCCGTGTATCTTACTATTTCTTTTTTTAGAGATTCTCCAAAGCCATCCTGAGAGCCATAATCTACAAAGATGACCTCATAGGCCGAAGGTTGTTGTTGGGTGACGAGGGACGAGAACGTCTTTAGAAAATGTTCTTTTCTGTTTTTTATAGTGACAACTACAGAAAAGTCTATCATAAAGAATCACAAAACTTTCTCAGTTCTCTTAGGTCTTCCATGTCCATCGAACAAGCGTGGGCAGCCTCGGTTTTCGATTGAAAATTTTTATTCAGAGAGAAATGTTTTTC